TAATCTTCAATCCATTCACGCTTTTTTGGTTTGTTAGTTTGTTTGAAGACCATTATGGCAGACTTGCCTTTCCACATACCAACAAGGTCAGTAGTGCCGGCATATAAACCTGGGTAGCAAAGATTAACTTCGCTGCCCCAAACCTCAGTAATATGTGGTTCTATGTTTTTAATTACAGTATCTGCCATCAGTCTCGACTGGACTGTTGCATCACCTGTATATAGTTCATTCTTAACCCAATGCTCTAATATGGCGTGCATATAAGTTCCGGTATTTGCTGCTTCTGTTACAACACGTTGGGCTTCTTGTTCGCCTACACGTTGTTTCCAGTTGTTAAGAGCTTCACGTTTTTCTTTGGGTTTTGTTTTGTCTAGAATAGTAGTTACACTTGGGACAGGATCTCCCCAAGGGTTTTCATATAAACGTTTTCCGTCTATTGATTTACGTTTTAATTCTTGATATGGATATGGTGAGGTTATTGTTAACATATTGTGACAATATAATACTGTTACATTATTGTCAATAAGTAATTACCCATTTGAAAGTATTATTAGTTGTTGTATTTGTTCGTTGTTCAATACTATAACCTAAACTTTCAAAGTGAGATATAACCTGATTCATCTGATCTGTTTTAGCACGATCAGTCGAAGTGCCTTGCCATACGTTGAAATAGGATACACTGCTTGGATTTGTTGCTGCATATGAAGTCGCTGTAAGTCCCAGTGCAGTGTTGGCAGTGCCGGCACCAACAGTAAATGTCCATGCACCTGCAGTTGTTGTTTTAGTAAGAACTAATCTGTTTGATGCGTTTGCGCTTGCTACTATGCCTGGAAAATATCCGTTAATGTCTGCAATGACAGCTTTTAAACTAGTTCCAGTTGTTCCTAGTGTTAATGTAGTCCCATCTAGTATAATAGTTTGCCCTACAGTGATAGTTGGTGCAGATACTGTTCCGGTAACAACAATGTCAGGTGTTGATTCTGTCATTGTTGTTCCGTCACTAACTGTAGTTTCGTATAAGAAGTTTCCAGCATCAGTAATGATTTGTTCCATAAGTGTGTTGATTTCACGGAATATTACAAGATCATTCCTTGCCACTGTCAATGCTTCTTTACTATTAAAACTGTATGTCATGACATTCTTTTCTTTAATTGGTTGTTAGCTAATTTGCTAACTGTTGCTTTGTCTTTATCTGCATCGGCGTTTGGAGAATCAGGAACCGCTGTATCTAAAGTAACTTCAGTGTCAGATGCTGCACCAACACTTTTTATATTTTTTAACAAGCTCTTTAAGCTAATCATATCTATACTATAACCCATTAATTCTAGTTTAGATAAAACAGATGGTGTACTGAGTTTAGTATATCCACGAGCCTTTGCTCGAGTGATTAATTCCTCAAGATCATTGGCAATATCACCTTGCTCAACTGTGGATTCAACTAAATCTGAAAATCTCATCTTAACTGCTTTAATAACTTTTCTAGTTGTGGTCTTGTGTAACCTGCTGCTCTGGCTGCTTCTAACACTCTTTTCTTAGCATTAACAACTCTTTGCTCTTTAAGTGCGTCTCTTTCCATGCGGTCCATAACACTTTCTGCTTTTAGTTCACGTCCAACTGAGTTGTCTGCACCAGCGGCAGCATCATCGCCTTCAAAGTCATCGCCCATATCGTCCATGCCCATATCTTCAGGTGCTGCTGGACCCATGTCAGTTGGAGCAGGTGCATTAACTGGCTTACCTTGTGCTTGAAGCGTAGCATTTTCAAGTGATTCTTTGGTTGCTTTTAATTGATCTAGCAATGAACCTAGTGCCGAATCTGCTGCACTGTTGTATTGTTCTGCAACATCAAAACCAATTTGTTCTTTCATTGCATCAGTGATAGGCATCAATTCCTGGACTTGCATTGCCGCAACATCTTCTACCATTTTTTGTAGTTTGTCAACAAGCTCTTGTGCTGCTAGTAGAACCTCGGCTTGTGCCAAGTCTTGTTCCATTAGTCTCTTGCTTTCCATTGTTTTCTTTTTCATAGCTTTTCCATCTTTTCTCGCTGGTGCAACTTCATTGATATATGTTCGTAATGAGTGTGCAATTAGATTTAGTTTATTGTATTGTGCATTTTCCCAATACTGAAAATCGCTTTCTTTAATAGCTTCTATCTTTGCATTGGTTGTTCTTAGCATACGATGCAATGCATCGGTGCTCATTTCTGATAATTTTACATTATGCCCAAATGTGCTAGCAAGAACACTATTAATTTTTTGGACATTATGTTTTGATGAATTTAAGTCATTTAAATACATGATAGTGGTTCCTGATCTGTTATAGTATATTTATAGTTTTCTAATAATTTTTTGTTTCGCTTCTTTCAACTTACGAGTTGCATTATCTATTTTAGCTAAACTTATGTCTTCGGATAAATGTGTTTTACTTTTGTGCATATACACTTCATATAACGCATTGCAATATTCCATGTCGTGTGTTTCTAATTCAGCTATTGTATTTACTTTACCAAGAATATATGCTTTTGTCATAGCAAGTGCGGTTTCAAATAATCCCAATTCTTCTTGCAATGTTTCGTTAATTTCAGTATCTATTATATTGTAAAACTTCTTCTTACGACCTGCAAACTCGTGTTCTACTATATCGATTCTATAATTTTGAACTTCCACACTATTTTCTTTTACAGTTTGTGTCATTGCTATTGCAAGTTCAACATCCTTCAATGCTTCTTTTGCCAAGTCATCAACAGTTTCACGCAACTGCTTATCAATTGCGTGACTCAACTTATCCAGTTCTTTTAGTAAGTCTTTCATTATTCCCTACTTAGATTGTTAACATTTAATTTGTAATTAACCGATTTACGATCTACAACTTTGTCTAGCACGCCTCTGCTTACAAGTGTTTGTGCAATATATTCGTCACGTTCGTTTAGATCTTTTTTGTCTAAGAGTTCATTGCCAGTAAAGTGTTCTTCTAGGAATTTACTTTCTCTGCTATTAATCCATGTATGAAAGCCACCTTTTGTTACAAATGTTTTCATTGTTGCTTTCCTTGATTTTGTAGCTCTTGTTGTTGTTGCATATATGCACGGTTGGGAATACCAGTAGGAGCATATTGTTTACGCTTTTGGCTGTGAAATTGATGTGCGGCAGCTATGTTAGCTTCGTCGTTAGCATTTTTATTATCATTGTTTGCACGTTTATTTTGGTTTGCAGGATCACCAGACTGTTGTTGCCTTGCCGCAGCTTTAGTAAGACCTGGTCCAGGCTCGCCCCTTAATCCATATGCTTCAACAATATCACTAACTTTCATTTTATTTCACCTTATTAAGTTTACGGACTGCAATACTTGCTGGATTAAATCGCTTTGTAAACTTTGCTTTCTTTTGTAATCTAACACCCATTTTTGCTTTAGTTCTGCGTAGAACAAATTGTTTTTTCAAATCTACTGGTTGTGTGCATTGTCCAGGGTTACTAACTAATCTACCCGATCTGTGCCCGACGCTGCAACGATATTTTCTTGACAAGGACTTGCCTTTACGAGCCCAGACTAGCTGTGCTTCTACAATTGGGCTGTTTGGTGCTAAATCATTTAAATCCATACAACTATTTATTAAAATTACATGCTCATTAATATAGTAACAATAACTGTTAGTATACCCGCAACTACGCTAGCTGCAGCACCTAGTAATATCTTATTAGTTGTTTGATTTTGTTTGAGGTTATCTTCACGCATTTGTGAAAATGCTTTGATGCCTTCTTCACGTAAATTAGTGACTTTGTCTTCTATGTTATCTAAACGATCACTAATATTTTTTACTTTTTCTTCCAAGACACGATATCTCTCAGCGCATAGGTCAACATGTGCTTCCAGGTTTGTTTTTTCTAGTGTAGTAACCGACATGGTTCACTGCCTACTTCTTCATTAGCTTCTAGCTAATTTGTTTATAGGAGCCTTAGATATTGTGCCTGGTGTTGTGCCTATTTTATCAATATATTTATTACGATACTAACTATTTAAAAAGTATAAGTTTATACTATTTTTATTTTTAGTTTCGAATGTGCTACGTTTAAACTTTACAGTCTCATTTAATTTAGATACAAATGCAGCACCGTCACTATCTTCTTTTAAAAAATAAACAGTATCTTCATTATGTTTATAAACATCCGTATGCTCTGATGCAAAGTTAAGTTTCCATACAGTATGTAGTCCTGAAAATTGTTTTCCAAAGCTAAAATTAACTAAATCTTGTGTCGATAATGCAGTCACATATATATTAATAGGTTGACTACGCATACCTATTAGCTGTAATAATGTGTTTAAATTCTGTTGTTGATTATAACTTTTTGTATCTGATGTTCGACTGTTAAAAACATTTGTTTCTGTAATATCAACTAACGTGTATGCAGTAAATTGTTGTATCAATAGTTAACCTGTGATTTATTTCCCGATTATCCGAGTTGCTAAATTACTAAACGGAGAAATAGACAATCTCGGTTTTTCTGCATTTTTAACGTTTTTCAATTCTAAGTTCTGTGACTTAGCATAAGCATCTAATACTTGATATAATTCGCTGCGTATTGCTGTTGTTCTATAAAATTGTAATAATCGAGTAACTACTAATTTTTTTTGAGTGTTATCTAAATTTGACCAATTTACAATAAGTCTTCTTAAATCTTTGTAATTAGAATTAGTAATGTCGAAGCTTCGCTCTAGCAAAAAGAAAAACGGATTTAAACCTGGGTAACTAGTGCCGTTACTTAACTTAATCAAATAATCTTTAATTTTATTATAAGGAACATTTAACTTATTCAATTGAATAGCTGCATGATTTCCGCCGGAAACATTCTTTGTTAAAATGCTGTTTAGTGCAATATATAAATCAGTTCCGGCTTGCTGATAATTATTAAAATTTTGATATTGTATTGTTTTTGCAGCATATGCTTGCGCTAGTGGTGCAGTCTCATATTCGTTAGATAGAAGCTCTAATGTTAACATGTTAATAAACGCAAAATCAATCATATATCTAGCATCAGTAGTTTGCACTTGTTGACGAGTTCTAAAAAGAGCGCTTTCGTTTAAATCATTGATAAAATTTAACGGTAATGAAGATTCGCTTTCTTCAATTACATGACCTCCTGACATTTGTGCATATTCTTTTGCTGTATATCTTTGCTCCATAACAATATTTACCTTAGCTCGGAGTCCAACGATGGCGTGGAACAAGTTTAACTTTTTCTGTATTTGCTGCATAACCTTCTCCGCCAGGCTGACCGTCTGTTGTGGCAGTGATATCTGCAGTTTGTTGGTCTAACTGATCGATTATGTCATTCTTTACGCTTTGGACTTTTAATACCAAGTCAAAGAGCAAGGGAATAGACTTGCTCTCTGGCATTGCTAAAATTTTTGCTTGCTTTTGTGGACTTACTTTACTTGTCTTTAACCAATCAGTGAACCCAGTTGCCAGTTCTTTTAATCTGCCTGCTCTACTCATTTGATTAACATAAGTGTAAATGATATTTTTCATATCGCTTAGACCTTGCTGCGGTGCAAGTAAGCTATCAATTTCGTTTGCATGTGTATTTGCTAACGAAACAATTTCACTAACTGCACTAGTGTCTATCTTAGTTTGATATGATGTAATTCTAGAATTCAATACAATAGCATCCGACGAGTTCAACGCAGACACATCATTTAACGGAACACCTTCCGCATCTCCGAAATTTTTATAATATAAGTGTGCAGCAATACCTACACTACTGTTAGCAACTCGCTTACCTAAATCACTTTGTGGATTAACAGTATACGTTACTTTGTTTGGTGTGAATGAAATACCTGCGTCGGTAGTAGTAAAAGGTTCACCTGGATACCATAGCAAATCGCCAAATGCATAACCCTTAAAATTAGCAGGAGTATTGCGTTCCATTATAGCAAACACTTGTGCCATGTCGGCACCTAGTTTTTGTCTCCAGTCCTCACCTTTGCCTGCTGTAGTGATTGCGGTTTGCATTTCGTCGGGCGAAGTATATTTGTCTTTACCCCAACCGTTTTTACCTACTAAAACAAATGTGCCGTCTGGCTCACGCCCCCAATAAACAGCAATACGTCCGTCCCATTTGATGTTAAGTGCTGTTGCTCCGCTGCCCATATCTTGTAATATTTTTGCAGCTTGTAATGCACCTTGACTACCGTCAACGAAAACCAAATCTTCTAAGTGTTGCCACTCACGACCTACTTTAGCAGCTTCGAATAAAAAGTCAGATGCTCTCATGACAACTCTTTCCAATTAGTATCTGTTCTTAGATCGGCTAGCATTTGTTGACCTTTATCTGGCAATGCGTTCATTATAGCTTCGACACTGCCCAAGTCGTTTGCAGTTGCAGTAGGACCTAACAATATCTTAGCAACATCATTTATATCCTTAGACACCATGCTGTCATCTTCACGACGCAATAGACCTTTGAACCCACTCCACTTTAATCCTTTTTGTTTTGCAAGATAAGACATTGCAATATGTTTATTAACACCTTTAAAAGGACTACCTTGCGGAATAGAATGAGTATGGAATTTAGAAACATCTGCTGCATCAGGAACAACCATAATGTCAACTTGATGCGAGTGATCTTCCATTGGCACTCTAACATGAACACTAACACCGCTTTGACCTGTTTGCAATCCTGCAAGGTCAAATACTTGTCGTAATTGTTTTCTTATTAATTTTGGATCTTGTAATTTGAATTCACGGGCTAGTGTATCTTGATCGACGATTAAATCTAAATCGCCGCTTACTTTTCCTGGTGTGGGTGTTGCGCCACTACCGATAGGAATAGCAGTTGCTCCTGTTTGTGAAAGCACTTTATTGACAGTAGCAATAATATTAGGAATCATTTCATGTGCAAAAGGTTGTGCATCAGCGAAGACATTACCGCCTTCTCTAATTATTAACTCTTTTTGAAGCAGACGTTTAACTCGTGGACCTCGTCCTGCCCTACGCTTCGTTGTCCCACTTAGGATGTCTTTTATCTTCAATTTTTGCCATTCCTCTACTAAACTTTTTAGGATCCTGTAATCGAATACTAGCAAGCAATCGTTTGTTTAAATCTTCGGCAACCTCAGGATCGAAACTTTCATTAATCAACTTTATTAGATTAATTGCCGTAACAATAACTTGTTGTGCATTAGATTCAACAATTTGCTTTTTATCCCGTTTGGGGGACATTGCATTAATTTCTTCTAAAATGGATCTTGTATTTTTCTTCATTATAACACTATTTAGCGGTTTAGTTGGTAAATATTTTAAGCTGAAGCATTGATGATCAGCACTTATGGCATTTGCAGAAATTCGGATAACTGGACAACAGATTCATTGCTTATAAGAACTAGAACATCAATGACAGGCGAGCAAAACACAGGCTTACATTTTGGCACACACAGGCTCATATTATTGACTCCGTTTGGCACTGCTCGTCGTTCAGAATCATATATAGATAAAGATAAGGTCAACAACATCTTTGCTTCAGCACTTATTCTCTTCGTTTAAGCAGACTTTTTAGTTTATCTGTATTGACGTTAGAATGCGTCATTACAGGTGCTGCAGGTTGTGCAGCTTGCTCTCCTGGTGTGATAGAGCTTTTAGTTTTTAGCTTTTGGTAAATGCTAGTTACTTGATTTTCGCCGCTATCTTGTTCATCTTCATCAAGGTCTGTAATACGCAACGTTTCCATGTTGTATCCTAAATCCAACTTAGTCCCTACACCGCTGCTACTACGTGTTTTCATAAACTGAATTTGAACACGACCACGTTCACGCATAGCACGACTACTAAAGATACCGATCAAGTTATCTGCAGTGTTGATCTTAGAAATACCACCTGCGATATGGCTATGGTCAAATTCAATCTCATCAACTGCACTACGGTTTAGCTGCGATGCTGTAACGAACAGTATGTGCAATTCAATTGCTAAGTTACGCAATTCTTCCGATACATACTTGTCCTTAATAAACTGGTCACTTGGATTTACTTTTACACTAACAGGCATCATAAGGTCTAGATAGTCAACAAACAATGCATCTACTTTGATACGCTTTTGTATCTGGTATTCTTTAATATATGCACGTATGTCGTTAACAGTTGCGCCGTTAGGCATTTGAATGATTTGTAAAATGCCTGCTTTTTTAGATGCTATCTTAACCTTAAGTTCTACATCCTCTGGGTTACGCATAACATTAACGGTGCTCATGTTTGTAAGCATAGCGTCTAGTCGCATTGAACAAAGTTCTTCGCTAAGTTCAAGACTTACGTAAACAACGTTTTTACCTTGTAACGCCCAATTCAATGCCATGTTCTGCATGAATAGCGATTTACCAGAACCAGAACCACCAGCAAAGATGTTTAGTTCGCCTGGGTTAAATCCACCATATAAAATTTTATCGAGGCTTGCCCAGCCTGTGCTGTTTTGTCCTCTGTTGTCTTTAATCTTCTGAATACGTCCAGCAGGATCGTCCCAATAGTTAAGACCAAAGTTTTTAGCAAGTCCAATACCTACTGCATCTTTGATAAGTTGTTCTACTGCACCATACTCGTGTTTTTCTAATTTATCGGCACTTTGTAAGATTGCATTTTCTAACGCTTTATGTCTACAGAATTTTTCGTATTCATCCATAAACCATTTTTTATGGTCATCGGTAACTTTGCCTGAAATGTCATCAAACTGATGTTGTGTTTTTGCTTTAATTTGTTCTAGTGTAGGAAGATCGTTATACTTCCTTACATGTTCATCCATAAAATCTATAGTAGGCTGATACTTCCTAGAAAAATACTTTGGATTAGTAATAGCGTTACACCGAACATACAAGTCCTTTTCTGCTAGTAAAAATTCAATGTATAACTTTTGCAGATCGTCTGTATATTCTTCACTCATCTTGATAACTTCCTAACAACGTATTCGTCTACTGACAAATTCTCATAATGCAACATTCTTATCATTGTGTTAATAGATATAAAATTAACTACTTCGTAATAATTTGTCAACCAAACAAATTTACCCGACGCTAACTTAATAGGTATCCACGCAAACTTTTTATTTTCTTCTACTGTTACATTAGTTATGGCACTTATATGTTTCATTTACAATGTTGTTTTGCAAGTATTTGGATCTTTGTGCTGCTAGTTTCTGCACTGTCCAAGATACTACGCACGGTGAACAATCTGCCATATTTTGCAACTGCTTCACCTGCGTCTTTGCAATTTTCCCATGGCGGAAAACTAACACTCCATCCACGTTTAACTGCAACCTTTACTGTTTCCAAACCAGGCTTATCAAAGTCTGGTAGTAAGATAATTTGTTTATCCAGCTGGTCAATGATACTGCATTGGGTAGCATTGGGCGTATTGCCGTTCAGTGCAATGCCTCCAACTAGTAGCGCATCCAACTGTCCTTAGATCGGAAGAGC